GATATTCTTTTCGCTCGGGTTTTTGTTCGTATTCCCTCCATCTTTTACGACTAACTTCAATATCCGTCATAGCAATATGATACACCTCCTACAGCCTTTTGTAAACGTGCAATAATTAATAATACTACTATTTCTAGTAGTTGTTTTTTAATAAACTACGCCGTACTTTTCTTTGATTTCTTCAATACTCATATCTTCAACCGATTTCTCGGTCTTTTCGACATGACTTGAAGGTCTCATAGCAGACTCGGCAGCCTGTTTAGCGAGATTACTTTTTTCTGAAGCGACAGCATTTTCGACTGACTTAGAAAACGGTTTCATCATTTTAGCCACTAGGGCGGTAACCGACGTGTTAGGGTTTCCCACAACAGCGTTATAAACAGCCGTGGTAATACTTTCGTTCAAATCGGGGTCAAACTTATCACTTGAGGGGTCTAATTGTGGGTAGGCGGTAACAGCTTCTTTTGCCTCAGTATTGATGCGATTGATTACCTTTTCTTTTTCAATCTCCATCCTGGTTAAAGCTCGAAGGTCATCCAAAGTTAGTTCACGTTCACCACTACCCGAAGGGGGGATGCTTGGCTCAAACCTGTTGAGTCCACTGGTAAACTCTTCTATCTTTGAGGATAGACTTTCGACTTGGTCTTGAAGTTGTTTTTTCTCCTTAACTAGCCCTCGGATACGTTTGCTCGCACCCGTCTCCTTTTTTTCACCATCCTCAGATTCAGTTTCTTCACTCTCGGGCTGATCGGCCTCAGAGGATTGACTATCTTCTGATTCTAATGTCGCTTCTTCTTCTACTGGTGATGATTCAGCTTCGTTGTTTTCGACCTCAACGTTTTCGTTTTCCATCAAATTTGGTTCTTCTGACATTGCATATTGAACTGATAAACAGTGGTATAGTTCACCGAGACTCAAGCTCTCTACGGATCAGGTAAAAAGACTTGGATGAATGGCAGGTAGGAGGAACCTGCCACTCGTCTAAATCTTTTTTTAATTCTTTTTCTAATTCTTTTTTTAATTTTTTTTCTTTAGTATGGGTTGACCTTTTTTGTCAATTCCAATTAGTAACTTGTCCATACCAATGTAGATAGCGTGTTCTAGTTCACACGATGTGCAAATTGCATAAGGACCTCTTTGTCGCCACTCGTGATAACCCTTGGGGACAAAGGAAAAGGACGGATTGTTAAAGTTCAGGACTTCGCCTTCACTGTTTTCTTCAGGATGCAGATGTGATTCGCTATATACTTCATCTTTCCCAGTAGTGTCTTGCTTGGTTTGATATAAATTGTCTGGATTCTCATTTGTCATCCTTTATCTCCTCGACTACTTCCGAGGAGTCCTCCACCTTATTGATAATCGAATTTAGAAGACCCTTGGCTAAAGTAACCATAATGGTTCTATCGCCGATATCTTCCCGACTTAATCCGGAGTCGACAGCGACAGTTAATTGGGCATCGAGTCCTTCTTTTAGGCTTTGGATGTAATTTTTAAGATTAGTCCATACCTCCATTTGCGATAACGTGTGAAAAGCAGCGTCCTGGGGGTCTATCCCCTTCTTCTCCAATTCAGCGTTTTTTTGTTGTTCCCAAACTCCCTTAATACTGTGGAAGTCCGGCTTGATTGCTGGCATCTATTCCTCCTTGTGGCATGGGGGGTTGTCCGGGTTGAGCCGGTATTTGATTGACTCCCTCGTCCATTTGAGCCACTAAATCCATAAATTGTTGCTGATGTTCTTGCATAGCTAAATCGTCTTCTTCGGCAGGGCTTTTTTCGGCGTCTTGACTCTCGATAATCTCATCCCAGTTATTGACGTTTTCAGACACAAGTTGGGTTAAGAGTTTGGTGAACTTAATGTTTGTCCCTTCCATCTTTAAGAGTTCAATCATAGGTGAGGTAACCCCACCTTGAGGAGAGGGTTGGGCATTCTGAATTAAAAGGTTTAGAAGAGCTAAGACGTTGTCCTGTTGATTTTGTTTATCGACAGCAAAGGAAGAACCGGAAACCATTTCATAGTCATAGAGGATAGAGCCTGTTTGACTCTTGTTAATCTTTAGGTTGCCTGTTTTCTCGTCATATTGACTTTGCATTTCAGGATACTTTTTAAGGATAGTCTTTATCTCTTCTCCAAAGAGACGGACACTAATTGCCGAGCTTTGTTTTTGAGAGATAAGATTGACCATCTTTTTCATAATCTGATTGACGGCAATCTCGACATAGAACTTATCCCAGGCATCTCGTGAGTTTTCTCTGGCAGCCTGTTGTTTGAGGGCTTGGGGAGTCTTTCCAAAGGAGCTATCGATAGTTGAGGAGACGGTGGTATCGGTGGTTCCAAATTGATTTAAGAGGGCCGCATTGGCACTCTGATAGATACTTTGAAAAGTTTGAATCCCTTGAGGACTTAACTGAATGGCTTGAGCCGCTAGAGCCGGATTACCCCTGGCAATCCAATTCGCTCCGGCCACCCGTTTAATCGATGAAGGAATGATAATGTCTTTGTTAAAGATAACCGGGGGGAAGATAGACATTTTAGCTGAATCTAAAGCCAGATTCCAGGCTGAATTCATCACATATTGCATTGACTTACCCCTTTCCACATCACCCATACCCATAAAGTCTTCAAATAAGGGAATGGCCCATTTGTTACCTACTGGCAGCTCCCCTTCAATTCCTTTATTCTCACTATCACGGATAACTTCATAATCTGCTGCCGGAACTACATCTACCCACCTATCACGTTCATACATGGATAAGACTTCATAAAAGCCATCACCCTTAGTGCCACTAACACCGGCTTCCATATCCTCTTCACGTTGAGTTTTAGAATCTGAATCACGGTCTTGTTTATCACCGGTGCTTTCTTTAAGTTTTGTAATGACTTTATCGACATTCTTGTAACCATCAGCTTTGCGCAGTTTCTCGAAGAAAGAGAGGGGTTTCCATGACCGGACAATGATGTATTCCGAATCTTCGATTGAAGTTGCCCCTACCTGAGGGAAGATGTCCCAAGGGGAGATAAGCCACATATCCGGACCAACATAACCATTTTTTTTAACATCCCAATCCACCATGTAGAAAGCGTTACCGTAGATTTTGCTCATTCGGTGTAACATTCGAAGTTTGACAAGAAAGGGAGTTGAGCGTTGGCATTAGGGACAACGTATTTATCCAGGATAAGGTTCATCAGAGCTGAGGCTCCCATATCATTCTTAGAAATTGCTTTCACTTTCCCCACAGGAACTTGGGCCATTACCCGAGCCTCAGACTCGATGATGTAGGTAGAAATCTTGTGGTCAAAGACTTTAGATTTAGTTGTATCACTGATTTGGTCTTCTAAGTTACCCAAAAACAGGTTCTCATGTTCTTTCCACATTACCCTCTTATTGACTAGGGAATCATCAGCCGCTTGTCTTCTTTGTTTGACTATATTTGATATTTTATCCATAAAAATACCCCCTTGCGGGGGTTCACACCGCTTTCTATGCGGCAAAAACTAATACCACTTATTCGTGGTCAACTGCTATATTATAACACAGATTAGCAGAATAAGCAAGAGACTGCTAAGGGATAATTAAGGTTTAACGTTGTTTTTATAGCGCTTGGTCTTAACTATTTGAAGAGTTTTAATGATTGGTTCGCCATTTTTCATAGTTAAAGTAAAATTAGCCGAGCCATACTCTAGCTCTTGGGCTTTTTTTTCAACTATGGCATGGAATTCAAGTTTTTTTGGGCTGAGCATAGTTTTCAAAATCTCTAAAGACGACATCACAGATAATCTTATTGCTAACTCTTATTTCAAAGTAAAACACCCCATTAGGAACTTTAAGCATTTCTTCTGCTATTTTAAGATGGGCCCAGTTGTTTTGAGGTTTAGTTTCCATTAAATTTACATTAAATTTACATTTAGTTTACATTAATAAAGTCCTTTGTCATTAAATAACTGTTCTGTGGGAAAATCGTCAATATCATCATCGACTACCAGTGAATTAACGGCGTATCTAATCGCGTCCATCGCGTGGTCAAAGCCTACATCCGGCACATTGATTATCTTACCCTCCTTATCCGTCTGCCATAAATAATTCCTGTACTCTTTAATCACATTAAGACTTCGCTTGGTGATGCTTATTCTTTGGTCCTGAACATAAGCAATTCCTTTAGAGAGTGAACCCTGACCTTTGAGGGCAGGTTGGATCATCACTCCATAAGAAGTTATTTCATCAATACTTTTGGGTTCGGCACTATCTGCTATAACCAGAGCCTTATCTTGATTGTTTAAGATGTCGGCAATTTGTTTATTACTTAATCCTTTTTGATAAGTTATTTCATCTAAAATAAAGCCTCCGTTGTAGCGATAGATGGCCACAATAGCAGTCGGGTCATTTGAATACCCAAAATCGAGTCCGTAGCGCTCTAGGCGAGCTTCATGGGGGATGTCATCAATAATCTGCCAGTCTTTATATATCTTGCCTTCTACCTCACCTAGTTGCCCCAAACCATAGACTAGCCACCAATTCTTATTACTCTGTCGAGACTCAATGGCCTGAACAATGTTTGGGTCTAAGGCTTCATTATCTTTGTAGGTCAAGATAATAAAATCAACATTGTCTTTATCCTTTACTTCGGTGTAAAACCAATACTCTTGAGTCGGGTTCCAGTCCAGCCAAATTATCTTTTTAGTTCTAACCTCTAGTTGGGTATAGGTTTCATAGGAGATGTTATTAGCTTCGTTGATAAAGAGAACATCGCGTCTAGGCCCTCTAACCTTGCCGGGCTGATCGGCACTAAAGAACTCTATCCGACTCCCTGTCTCAAAGGTATAAACAAAATCTGTCTTATTCCAATTTGCGTCTCTGAAGTAGCCATGTCCCTCCAAGATGTTTAAGAAGTCGCGGATTACCCCTCTTTTCAAGTGAGGAAAGGACTCAGATACAACCGAGATAAGTTCGTTGTCGTGAGTCTGAGCATACTGGATACACCATAGGAGAATTGAGATGGTCTTTGAAGCTGAAGTCCCACCTGCCACCCCCCTAATACGCTTTCTTAGGGTAAAGATTTTATCAGTAGCGGTTGTTTTAACGTATTTCATAGCAATTC